CGCTGACGGTTGCCGACATACTTTCGGCGTCGACGCTGGAAATACAGGTACTGACGCAAAACCACGTGCTGGCGACCGCGGATGCGACGTCGGCGACCTCCATCGATTCGCCGACGGTCACGGAAACCGGCGACGACTACACGCTGTCGCCGTCGGATGTGGCGTCTGCAACGTCGATCGATGCGCCCGCGCTGACGCAAAATCACGCGCTGACGGTTGCCGACATTCTTTCTGCGTCGACGCTGGAAATACCGGGACTGGCGCAAAACCACGTGCTGGCGACCGCGGATGCGACGTCGGCGACCTCCATCGATTCGCCGACGGTCACCGAAACCACGCCCGGCGCATTTATTGCCGCGGCGGCAAAGCGGACGGAGACGTTTTCGTCTGACCGCGTTGCGACGTTTTCGTCGTCGCGGACCAAGAAACTCTGAAAGGCTGAAACATGGCTAAATCATTGAGCGACACGACGCTGGATGGCGCGTTGAACGTCATAAAGAACAACGCGACGCGCCAGGTGATGTGCAGCGGCGAACCGGCGAACTATGCCGCTGTCGCGGGCGTTACACTTGCGACGCAAACGATCGATTCCAGCGATTTCACCGGACCGGCGGACGGCGACACGTCCGGCCGCAAGCTGACAGTGAACGAACAGACCGGCGTTTCGATCAGCAGCAGCGGCACGGCGAACCATGTCGCCTATACCAACGGCACGGATACGCTTTACGCGGTGACGACGATCACCGGCCAGGCGGTCACCAGCGGCAACACGGCAACGGTCGCCACGCACGATATTGAAATCGCCGACCCGACCTGATGGCAATAGAACAGCTCGACCCAAAAGAGGTCGGCGAAGCAGCCAGTTATTCCGCGGATTTCACCGGCGAACTCGGTGGCGACACGATCTCGTCGCCAACGGCCGACGGCGTACCGGCCGGGCTGACGGTGAATAACCTGGCGGCGTCGTCCGGCGTTGTATCGTTCCTGGTATCCGGCGGTAACGCGGGCGAATCGTATGCGTTCGTTTTGCAGGTAACGACGACCGGCGGGCAGACGCTGCGCCGGACGGTTCATTTGCCCGTGGTCGCGTCGCGATGACCGTTACAACGCCCACGTCGCCGCCCGCATCAATCGTTGCCGGCGATACCGTCAAATGGATCCATTCCGAAGGCGATTTCGTCGCGGGCACGGATTCGGTCGAAGCGGCAATCGTCGGTCAGTCCGGCAAGCTCGATGCAACCGTCGCACAGTACCAGTCCGGTGACACCTGGCTGATCACGTTCGCCGCGGCGGACACCAAGGAATTGCCGCCGGCCGTTGACTATACCCTGGTTGTCCGGGCGACGGATGGCGTGACGTCGGAAGTTTACACGACGCTGACGCAGGCTCTTTGCGTCACCGCCAACCTGGCCGACCAGGACAAGGGCTTTGACAACCGGTCGCAGAACCAGCGCACGCTGGACGCTATCTGTGCGGTAATCGAGGGGCGCGCTTCCAAAGATCAGGAATCCTACACGATTGCCAATCGCAGCCTGTCGCGGACGTCGATACCGGATCTGATTGAGTTGCGCCGCGAATATGAACGGCTGGTCGCGAAAGAAAAGCGCGCCGCGCGTGCGCAACAAGGCAAGGGCCACCGCGGCCGCATCCTGACGAGGTTTAACTGATGCGCTGGCCATGGCAGAAAAAAGAGGCAACGACCGGACGTCGCGACACACGCGGATTGTCACGTCGTCGCTATCACGGCGCCGCGCTCGATCGTCTTGTGGCTGGGTTCAGCACGTCCAACCAGACATCCGATGCAATCCTGCGGACCGATCTGGCACCGCTTCGCGCGCGCTCGCGCGTGTTGGTCCGCGATAACGACTATGCAAAGCGTTACATCCGGCTCGCACAGAAAAACATTATCGGGCCGCAGGGCATTCGATTGCAGGCGCGGGCCAAACAATCGAACGGTAAACTTGATCGCCGCGCCAACGATAAGATCGAGGCGGCCTGGAAAACGTGGTCGCGCAAGGACTATTGCAGCTATACGGGCCAATACTCATGGCTCGACATTCAGAAACTGGTTGTGGCGGCGTTGAAGCGGGATGGTGAAATACTTGTCCGCAAAATCCGTGGTGTACAGGCCGGAAATCCGTTTTCATTTTCGCTCGAACTGATCGAAGCGGATCACCTCGACGAACAGTATGTCGAAGATCTTCGCAACGGAAACCGCATCTATATGGGGATCGAGACAAACCCGCAGGGGAGGGTTGTCGCTTATTGGCTGCTGGAAAAGCACCCCGGTGCCGACGCGGACAACATCATTAACACCCGCCGTCGGGTCCGGTATCCGGCAGATGAAATCATTCACGTGTACGACCCTGAGCGGGCGACACAGTCTCGTGGTGTGCCCGGTATGCACACGTCCATGCGCCGTCTGAACATGATGGGCGGTTACGAGGAAAGCGAAATCGTGGCGGCGCGTGCTGGCGCATCCAAGATGGCGGCCATCATATCACCCGATGGTGATTTCGACGGCGACGGCGAGGACGAAGACGGGAATATCATTGAGGAATTCGAACCGGGTCTGATTATGAATCTGCCGGAGGGCACCGAGCTGGAGATGCTCGACCCCCAGCACCCAAACGCGGGGTTCGGTTCCTTCATCAAATCCATGCTGCGCGGCGTCGCGGCGGGCCTGAATATCAGCTACCACGGATTGTCGCAGGACCTCGAGTCCGTGAACTATTCTTCTCTGCGGCAGGGCGCGCTTGATGAACGCGACGACTGGCAAATGGACCAGGCATTACTGGTCGAACACCTGTGCGCGCCAGTTGCCGATGAATGGCTGTTCTGGGCGTTGTCTACGCCGTCGCAGCACCCGGACGCACTGGATCTACCGTTTTCGCGATACCAGAAGTTTCGCGCCATTTCGTGGCAGCCGCGCGGCTGGTCCTGGGTCGACCCGGCGAAAGAGGTCACGGCCCACGAAAAGGCAGTCCAGCTCGGCGTCAAATCGCGGCACCAGATCGTGCGGGAAACGGGCGGCGATATCGAACAGGTAATGGACGAACTCGCAATCGAACAGGCGATGATGGAAGAACGCGGACTGACGTCCGCCGCCGTCTCCAAACCCAACCCCTCCAATCAAACGGAAGGCGACGAAGATGACGAAGAAGACTGAAACGTCGGAACTTAAAACCGGCACATTCTATCGGACGACAAAAATTGCGGACGCGCGGGCGGATGGCGATGAAGACGACCGCCGCGTCAGCCTGGCGTTTTCATCCGAGGAACCCTATCGCCGGTATTTCGGCGATGAAATTCTGGACCACGGCGGCGATGCAATCCGCCTGGATTTTATCGGCGGCGGCACAGCGCCGTTGCTTGTGGACCACGATCGGCGCGAACAGGTCGGCGTGGTGGAATCGGTAACTGTCGGCAACGATCGGGTCGGTCGGGCTGTAGTGCGCTTTGGTAAGGGCGCACGAGCCGAACAGGAACTGTCGGACGTGCGGGATGGTATCCGGGCAAATGTCAGCGTTGGATACCGGATCAATCGCATGCTCCTGGAAGAAGCGGGAGAGGATGACGACACGAACGTTTATCGGGTCGTCGACTGGACCCCGCTTGAAATCTCCATCGTTTCAATCCCTGCCGACACAACCGTTGGCGTCGGGCGCGACGACGATGACACCCCCTATACAACCCTTATCGAGAAGGAAATCGATATGCCGAAAGAAAACGAAAACGAAGTGACGACCCGGTCGGACGACCAGGCCGCACAGGACGCCGCCCAGCGTGCTGCAGAGGATGCGAAGGCGGACAACGACAAAGTTGCCGCCCGCGCACGGGACGAAGCCCGCGAGGCGGAAACCCGCCGCTGCCGTGAAATCAGCGCCCTTGGCGTTGCCCATGGCATGACGGAAGAAGCCGAAAAGGCCATCAACGATGGTGTGGACCTTGTCGACTTCCAGAAAGACGTGCTGAAAAAGGCCAAGGACACCGGCCACCTGCGCCAGCATAACGCCGAAGACGGCGAAATCGGCATGTCCGACAACGACGTACGGCAGTATTCGTTGTTGCGCGCGCTCCGTGTCGCAGCTTTCCCGAACGAACCCCGTTTCCGCGAGGAAGCCGGTTTCGAACTGGAATGCTCGGCCGCCGAGGCCAAACGCATGGAGAAGGAACCGGACGGGCTGTTTGTGCCTGCCGACTTCCTTCGCCGCGGGCAGATGATGGAACTTACGCCGGCACAGATCGCGACCATGAAGCGTGACCTCAATGTCGGCACCAGCACCGCAGGCGGGCACCTCGTCTCGACCGACCTGCTGGCGTCCAGTTTCATCGACATCCTGCGCAACCGGGCGGTTACGCTCCGCGCGGGCGTGACACTGCTGACCGGGCTGGTCGGTAACCCCGCCATCCCGCGCCAGACGACGGCGTCCACGATTGGCTGGATTGCGACCGAAGGCGGCGCTGCGAGCGAAACCGCGCCAGCGTTCGACCAGGTGACCATGAACCCCAAAACCATGGGCGCCTATGTAGACTATACCCGCCAGCTTCTGCTGCAGTCCTCGATCGACGTGGAAAACCTCGTCCGCAACGATCTGATCATGCAGATGGCGCTGACCCTGGACCTTGGCGTCCTGTACGGAACCGGTTCTTCCGGTCAGCCGACGGGCATTGCCAATCAGTCCGGTATCAACACGACGACGTTTGCGGCGGCGATGCCGACCTATGCGGAAATCGTGGCGATGGAAACGGCGGTAGCGGCCGACAATGCCGACATCGGCACGCTGGCATACATCACCGACGCCACCGTCCGCGGTGCGATGAAAACCACCGAAAAGGCATCCGGAACGGCACAGTTCGTCTGGGAGCCGGGCAACACCATGAATGGATACACGACGCACGTATCCAACCAGGTGACCGACGAGGACGTGTTCTACGGCAACTGGGCTGACGCTGTCGTCGGTTTCTGGGGCGGGCTCGATCTGACCATGGATCCGTACACCGGCGCAACCAGCGGCACCCGCCGTGTTGTGACGCTGCAGTCGGCTGACGTCGCGGTCCGGCAACCGGTTTCGTTCTGCCACTCCAACGACGGCGCCTGATAGCCGTCTGACGTCATAGCGGGCGGGGCCTGTGGCTCCGCCCGTCAATTATGGGAAACAGAAATGGAACATCTCGAAATATTGCGACCGACCGTCGCCGCCAAGCGCCGAGTTGTCCCCGGGGATATCGTCGAGGTCGACTTTTCCGAAGCCCGGATATTGATCGCTTCGAACAAGGCGCGGCGGCTGGTCGATGAACCTGCTGGCGGGCCGATGACGACCCGGTCGGCCGGCGGGATCGTCGAAGGTGCGCCGCCGCCCGAACAGATACCCCAACAGCCGGACAGCAATGTCACTGCCGATCTGGCGGCAATGACCAAAAACCAGCTTGAAGCCTTCGGGCGCGACGAGCTCGGAATCGAACTCGATCGCCGGAAATCGAAAGCCGACATGATCGCCGACATCCAGTCGGCAATGAAAGGAAACGAAGATGCAGAATAATCTCCATGATGCCGTGGGTGTTCTCGAAGTTCTCCCCGCGGTGCGCCGCACAGCGACAGCCAACGGAAGCGCCGTCGACATTCAGCAGTATGTCGGCAAACTGAAATTCATCCTGGCTTCGTCGGCCGGGGGCGGTACGTCGCCCACGATGGACGTCAAACTGCAGGATTCCGCAGACGGATCAACCGGATGGGCGGATATATCCGGCGCCGCGTTCACGCAGGTGACCGACGGTGCCGATACAACGGCCGCCCTCGGCCTTGTGGCAAATAGCGTAAAACGCTATGTGCGCGCTGTGGCCACCATCGGCGGCACGTCTCCGACCTTCGACTGCGCTGTTGTGGCTGTCGGAACCCAACAGGTTCGCGGCGCCTAAAATGTCCGTGGAATCGGCGGCGGATCGTCTTGCATTTTTCGATGTGGACGAACACGCCGTCGATGCCACGCACACGCCGGCCGGCGGTGCGGCGCGCGCCGTGCCGGGCATCTTCGATAATGAATACGTCACCGTGTTCGATGGCGAAGACGCCTCCGTCGAATCCTCCGGTCCCGTTTTCATGTGCCGCACCGCGGACGTATCTGCCGCCGCCCATGGCGATACGCTCGCCATATCCGGCACCGTCTACACCGTGCGCGGGGTCCAGCCGGACGGCACGGGCATGACGACACTGCGGCTGGAAAGCCCGTAAGCCGTGCCCGATCACGCGCGGAAGCAGATCCGCGACGCCGTCGAAACGGCGATGACAGGGCTGACGACCACGGGCAGCAACGTTTCTGTCACGCGCGCCTGGCCACACGAAGCGGCGAATGTGCCGGCGTGGCATATCCGCACCGATTCCGAAGCCGCCGACCCGGAAATGGAAAGCCAGAACGCGGTGTATCGCGAACTGACCCTGCGCCTGACCGGTATTGCGCGGGCTTCCGACGACACGCTGGACGACACGCTCGACACCATGGCAGCCGAGGCAGAAGCCGTTCTTGGTGCCTCCACCCTGGGCGGGCTGGTCCTTTCGCTACGCCTGATGAACACCGAATTCGAATACAGCCGGGAAGGCGATAAGCCCATCGGCACGATCGATATGGAGTGGCTTGCGGAATACCGCACGGCCGCCAACGACCCCACCGCAATCGTTTAAGGAAATCCGATCATGCAAAAAGGATTTGTCCCCCTCTGGCCCGCCAACGGCGGCGATCCGATCCACGTCCGCGCCGAAACCGCGCCCGACATGATCGATCGCGGCTGGCTGGACAAGGGACCGCCCGCGGAGGAACCCGCGAAGAAATCAACGCCCGCGCGGAAGCCAAAAGCGGCGGACGCGGACACCGAAACCCCCGAAACCGAACCGAAGGAATAGAAAATGGCCACACATGCCGGGAAAGAAGGCGTCGTCTATATCGGCGCAAACCAGATCGCGGAGGTTGTCGACTGGTCGATCGATCACACCATGTCGCCGATCGACGACTCCAACCTGTCCGACACCGACGACACGCACCTTGCGGGCACCCAGAACTGGTCCGGGTCGATCACCTGCCACTGGGACGAAACCGATACCAACGGGCAGGGCGCCATGACCATCGGTGCGTCGGTGACGCTCAACCTGTACCCCGAAGGCAATGCGTCAAGCGATGTTTACTTCACCGGTACGGCATCGATTACGTCGATCGGGCGCAATGCGTCCCGCCAGGCGACCGTCCAGGCGACGTACGGGTTTACCGGTAACGGCGCGCTCACCCAGGCGACGGTCGCCTGATGACAGGGAAAGACCATACCGACGCCCCCGTCGCGCTGCAGAACAATCCGGATCTGCAGCGCATGGTCCGGCGCTTCAAGGGCGCCGGCGCCAAGCGCCACGAATTCGATATCGGCGACGGCGGCGAACCGATGGTGTTCTATTCCCACCCCATGTCATGGGACGACACTGCCAAACTGCAGGAAATGATGGATATCGACCCCGGCCTCGCCTTCGTCGACACCATCATCCGCAAGGCCCGCACTGAAGACGACAAGCCGTTCTTCGCGCCCGACGCAGGCAAGTGGCTGCGCGAAAGCGTCGATACCGGCCTGATATCGAAGATGTTCGCCGCCGTTAACCGCGGCGTGCCCACGGCCGAGGATCTGGCGGGAAACTCCGAAGCGACCCAGGACGATTCAACCTCCTGAGCATCGCCGAACGGCTCAACCTCACCATAGGCGAGGCCGAACGGATGCCGCAGGCCGATTTCAACGAATGGGTCGCGTATTTCCACGTAAAGAACGAACGGGAGCCCGATGGCTGACCAACGCCTGAATATCGACATCCGCGCACAGGACAAGACGCGGGCCGCGTTCGCGTCCGCGCAACGGTCGCTTGGCGGGTTCAAGTCGCAGGTCCTGTCGGTCAAGGGGGCGCTGGGCGCCACGTTCGCGGTTGCCGGTGTGGCGGCGCTGACGTCCTTCACCAAAAAGGCGCTGGATACCGCCGATGCGATCGCCAAGACGTCCGGCAAGATCGGCATATCGACCGACACGTTGCAGGAATACCGCTTCGCGCTGGATCTGGCGGGCGTATCGCAATCGCAGGTCGACCGCGGGCTGGAACAGGTCGCCGCCCGCGTCGGCGAGCTGAAAAACGAAACCGGCTCGCTGCTGACGTTCCTGGACAAGTACAATGCGACCCTGGGCGAGCAGGTCCGGCAGACCCGGACGACCGATCAGGCGATCGACCTGCTGGTTGAGGCCATCGCGCGGGAAACGGACGCGACGCAGAAAGCCGCCCTTGCCCGAGCTGCGTTCGGGCGTGCCGGCGTGGCCATGGTTAATGGCGTCCGCGACGGTGTTGAAGCATTTAAGGCAAGCCGGGAACGCGCCCATGAACTGGGGCTTGTCCTGCGGGAAGATGTCCTGCAGGCGTCGGAGAAAGCCAAGGACCGGCTAACGGAGCTGGGCACGTTCTTGGAAACGACATTCGTTCGTGTGGTCGCAAACAATGCAGACGAAATCGCGGACATGGCAGTCGAAATGCTCGCTCTGACCATGCGGACTGCAAAATTCTTCGGGCTTCTAAAGCGGGGCGACACCGAAATCCTAAGCCGCATCGACGCGGATATTGAGCGCATCCGCGATACGATGGGCCGAACCATTCTCACGGTGGAGGAACAGGCGCGGGCGGAAGCCAAAATCAATGCCCTGCTGATGAAACGGGCGGAGATAGTTTCCCGTATCGAAACCGACCGTCAGATTGCCGCGGAGAAGGCTAATCGTCGGTCTTTGCCTGCCCCGCGATTTTCCGACGATACCCTTTCCAAAGAAGACCAGAAACTGGTCGACAAGGAAGCCGACCGCCAGATCCGCGAGACGATGGAAGCGCACCGGGAATGGCAGAAAGTTCAGGACGAAGGCCGCCGCATCTTCCAGCAAACCCGCACGCCGATCGAACAGTACAATATGAAACTGGATCGGCTCCACGAACTGCTGGAACAGGGCGCGATCGATCAGGAAACCTTCAACCGCGCTGCCGACCAGGCGGGCGAAGTGCTGGTTGAACAGCAACAAGCGCTCGAAGATGCCGCCGACCGTCTGCGTTTCGACTATGCCGATGCCTGGGACGTTGCCAGCGGCTCGCTCGAAAACTTCGTCCGCCGCGGCAAACTGGATCTGGATTCCTTCGTCGATGCGGCGATCGATGCGGCCCTGCAGATCGCCCGCGCCTATCAGGAAGCGGAACGCGCCCGCGCGAATAGCGGTTCCGGCGGTGGCGGCGGGGGAAGTTCGGGCGGCGGGTTCGACCTGTTTTCGTCGATCGGCAGCCTGTTTTCCTCGTCCGGGTCGTCCGGAGGCAGCTTCTTCGCTGCGGGCGGCGATCACCGTGGCGGCCTGCGTGTCGTCGGCGAACGCGGCCCCGAACTGGAAGCGACTGGCCCGTCCCGCATCTTCAATGCCGATCAGACACGCCGAATGCTGTCCGGCGCGGGGTCCGGCCGCAACGTAACCGTTCATATCGAACAGCATATCGGCACCGGCGGCGGCGCCCAGAATATTCAGGACTTTTTAC